ACCTCGTGTACGAAAACACTCAACTGGTTTTGTTTGAAGACACTTAGTACATTGCTTAAGTTCATTCATTCTCTTTCCAAATCAAGAGTTACACAATGGAATCCACCACTTAAAGTTCTTTGTTGTCTCATTGGTAACATAGCACATTCTATTGCATGACTCTCAAGTAACTTCCTAGTTGGTTCCTGACTCTCTTCAAGAGCAACCAAATTTGGATTAATACTAAAGAGATTCATATTAGTCCATACTGACATATTATTATATCCTTCATATGATCCAATATCAACTGCCTCTGGAGCATAAATGACATCCCAGTTTTTAAATGGACCTGGCAACTGATCCTTATCTTTTAATCTAGAAGGATTAGCAAGAATGAGTCCTTCTCTTAAGAATACTAATGTGGTATCAATATGAGAATACGAATAAACATCTCTAAGTAAATGAACCTCAGCATCACAACCTGCTTCATCTAATTGATTCTGTAGTAACTCAGATCCTAATACATTACCACTATTAGATACTAAGTATATGATATTGTTATCTGCTCTAAGAATATTAGCAGCATCAAATGCTGGAGTAACTTCATTTAATGCCAAAACATCTGGATTACCAATACAATCCTCATTATATAACTCATCAATATAAGAACAAGGTATCTCTACAGTCTCTGGTAGACAATCCTTCATTGCTCTCCAATTACCTCTTCTAGTTCTTAGAGGCATAGGAGTTGCTAGAGATAGATTTCTATGAACAAAAACACAATCTCTAGGACAGTAATTATAATATGTGGTTGGTTCTCTCTTTGGACGTAATACCTCTACACCTTCACCCTCTAAGAACTTAACAAAAACTTCCAAGTCCTCATTCGCTTCTTCAATTACTTGTTCAGGAAATGCTCCTACTTTTATAGGAAGATACTCCTCATCACCAAAACCAAATAACTTCTTCTTTGGTTTTACACCAGCATAGTTAATAGTACGAGTATCCTTCTCAACTGGTGGCATAACCGCATGGTCAGCAACACCAACTATAACCTTCTTTAATTTTCCCCATTCATTAGAAGCAAGCATCGTCATAAAGTAGAAATTACCATCTTGTGATCATTGTCTTTACCATACGTAAAAAAGTCATCTAAACTAAATTTTTTATGTTCCTTCGCCCACCAATGATAGTAAGCATTCCTAGACTTAGTATGGTGTATCCTGTTTATTGTAACACTATTCTCTCCACTTGTCAGTTTATCATTGGTAGTAATTAACGGAATAGAATAAGTACGACCAGTATGACCTATAAAATAATCAACTGTAGCACCAGTACTATTAAATTTACTGTCACCTATCTTCCCTAAGAATTTCCACTTATCACCAGAAGAATGAAGATCTAATATCTTCTCAACATAATCTCTCTGTAATATAACAGGTCCAAAATAACTATGGTTTAATTTTGGATGTAAAAAGAATGGTATAAACTTTGTAGATTCAAACCCAATTTGAAGACAGTCCCAATCATATGGAACTCTGTTCATCAAATAATCCCAATTAAAATTCCAATACTGAATCAAATTTAAATCATAATCATCTTCCATTAAACACAAGAAAGGATCAGTTGATGTACTCAACCAATCCTTCATAAACTCCAAATGTGTAATAGCATTACCAACAACATAGACTGGAAGATTTTTACACTTACCTTCTATCTTATGAGACCACTCATTTACTTTAGATTCAGCATACTTACTTGAAGATACTCTAGTATATTCCAATCTCCATTGTTGGAATTGATCCTCCATATAGATTCTTCTATCACGTCTGTTATCAAGATTGACATAATAGATATGAGGAAAATTTCTTAGTCGTCCTTTATCATATTCAAGCATAATAATTCATAGTCTTCCTAACCATAGCAATATCATTACCTTTACCATAAGTGAAGATCTCATCTAAAGAATAATTTTTAGCATCATTAGACCACCAATCATGATATGCAATTTTACATGCTCTAACAATTTTAAACTTCAATGATTCTCTAGGAAAGAATCTTGGATCATTAGGGAATAAAGGAATACAATAGGTCTTACCATTATGACCTATAAAATAATCAATCGTTCCTGACTTCAATCCAAAATTTAAATTAGCAATCTTACCAGTTAGATCATACTTATCTTCTTTACAATGTAATCTAACAAGTTTTTTAACATATCTTCTATTCAGCAATGATGGTCCAAAAGTACTCGCTGGCATTATCTGATGTAGATAAAAAGGAATATAATGTACATTTTCAAATCCAAACTGGAAGCAATCCCAATCATATGGAAGTCTTGACATCATATACTTCCAATCAAAACCCCAATGATATTGTAGAGTAGTGGAACAAAGATCAAAGTCAATAGAATCTCTCATGATAACCAATAGATTATCATCAGTTGTCTCTAACCAATTCTTTAAAAACTCAAGAACCGATATAGAATATCCAGCAATACCAACAGCAAGTTTATAGTTAGTTCTATTTACAAGTAGATCCTTCCACTCACTAACATTCTCCTGCGTGTACTTAGAAGTAGATACTCTCTCATAATCAATATCTAAATTACTTAGACACCGATCCATATGCTCATCTTTAACATTATCCGAGTCTTTATTAAAATAATAGACTTTGGGAATCCCAAATAATTTATCCTTTAATTCCATGATTGTCCATCACCGCTCCATTTTCATAGAGAAAATCTCTTCTCTCTTGTTCTGCTTTATTTAAAAAATATTTATCACTCCACTGAGAAATATTTCTCTGCATAAGAATATCATTATCTTTACCATAGGTGAAGAAATCATCAATAGTAAAGTTATCTCTATCCTGTGTCCACCACTCCCAATATGCTTTATAGGATTTTATAAAACTAGTTTTTGGTGTCCAAGCATTAACATCTTCACTTCCTCCATGATCAGTAGTACCAGCAAAATATGGGACTATAGGTATCAAAGGAATAGAATAACAATTACCAGACTGTCCTATAAAATAATCAGGTGATCCTGAGGTTTGATCTAAAGTCTTACCTTCATGTATATTAGAATCTACATTCATATATCTTGCATTAGCAATAGTATAATCAAACTTATACTTACCATTAATATAATGTAAATCTAATAATTTCTCAGCATAATGCCTACTCATTAAAGTTGCACCTAACGAATACTCAGGTCTAGTTGGATGCAAATAAAATGGAACTACATCTGGAGCCTCAAAACCTAATTGAATACTATCCCATCCATAAGGCAATCTCTCCATCATATACTCCCAACTAAAATGCCAGAAGTCTTGAAGTCTTATATCATATTCATCTTCCATCAAAAGAATATAAGGTTCACCAGTACCTTTAGTATCCTCTAACCATTTACGTAATAGATCTAAAAGTTGAGACGATGCCCAATTACATTTTAAAGAACTTTGATCAGAATAATCACCAACTAATTGCTTATGAAAATCTTCAGGCATATCTTTTAAAAGAGGTAACTCTATACGAGTAAACTTCCAACCCTGAAGTCTCATATTATATTCTATAAAATGTTTTCTACCATGACGACCTTGTACATTAGTATACAAGACATGAGGCATGCCCTTCATTTTATCGGTAAAAGCAAATTTCTTAACAGTCATCTAGTTCTATATCGGTTTAGATAAGGTTCTCCGTAGAGTTTATACATTTTACTACTAATATCATAATGCAAAAACTTCTCTGTGTCTAGTGTCATCTTAGAATCTATAGAATTTCCATAAGTAAAAAAATCATCCAATGTAAATCTATCTCTCTCATGTGTCCACCAAAAATAATATGCGTTCCTTGCTTTTATATCTCCACCCTGACGATAATAATTCTGAATCAAACTATCATCTTCAAAACTTCCAAAACCTGGATTAATTGATATTAATGGTACACAATAAGTTCTACCAGTATGAACCATAAAATAATCTACAGTTCCAGATCCAGCAACTGCCTTACCAGAATTCCAAGCAGCATTGGAAACAGTATTTAATAATCTATATCTATCACCATCACAATGAAGATCTATAAGTTTCTCAACATATTCTCTATGAATTAAAATCGGTCCGAAATCATGTGCAGACTGTATAGGATGAAGATACATTGGCAATCCTTCTGGATTTTCAAATCCCATATGAAGACAATCCCAATCATATGGAAGTCTCTCCATCAAATAATTCCAATCAAAATGCCATCTTGATATGAGACTTAAATCATAATCATCTTCCATCAATATTAAATATGGTTCATCAGTCTCGGTATACCACTTCTTTAAAAACCCAAGATGTGATATTGCATTAGCAGCAATAGCAGGTAACAAAGTATACTCATCAAAATCTATAATCAAATGACTCCATTCATCAATCTTAGATCCTAAGTACTTTGTACCAGATAATCTAATATGTTCTATATCCCACCTAATAAACTGCTTCTCCATATACTTCCTTCTATCTGTTCTATTGTCCAGATTAAAGTAGTATACCTTAGGCATACCTTCCAACTTATTATCTAAATCCATAGAAGCATCTTCTTCTTAGTCCTATGAACATGTTCTGCCTTCATATCAAATGTCACTTCCATATGATAATCTTCCTCTCTACCATATGAGAATTGATGACCTAAAGAATAATGAGAGGCAACTTGAGTCCACCAATATTTAATAGCATCAGAAGATAATTTATCTCTACATAATCTCACATCAATATCATCAGTCTTTAAAAAATCTTCATCCAAATTAAACAAAGGCAATGAATAAGTATTACCTAAATTAAATAAATTATTTTCAATATTACCATAATCATTAGCAGGAAGTAATCTATCCCTACACTTATAATGAAGTCTAAACTTATCTCCATCAGAATGAAATCTCTTAACCTTCTTAGCAAATAGTCTAGTAATCATATAGCATCTAGTAGATCTAGACTCACGCTTCCAAGGATGTAAATTCATACTAATTTTTTGACTAGCAGAATTAACAAATAACTGAATACAATCCCAGTTATAAGGAAGTTTTTGATACGCATATTCCCAATTAAACATCCAATGCTCAGACATATGTAATCTAACAATGTCATCCATTATTATACAAACTTCATCATCGGTATTATCATACCAATTAATAATTGCATCATAATTATCCAAAGTTAATACAAGATCTTCTTCTCCCAAATATGAATGATCAGGAGATCCCTGAACGAATTGAGAAAACCCATCATTAGAATAATCATCTGATAATATATCATTCCATTTCATAATAGGGAATTCCCTAAACTGAGTAGAATATTTCTTTTCGTATCTAATATAATTTTTTATACCATAATGATCAAAATGATCTAACATCAACTGATTCTGTTTAGAATGATGCTTAGAATTAAGATATATTATTTTTGGTAATCCTTTCAATTTCATAACTTCATATCATACTGAGGTAATTTAATAGTCATATCTTTATGAACATGACTACCCCAACTTAAAATATCATCAGCAGTATATTTACTACTCTCAGACTCCCACCATTTTCTAGTACAAGTTGTTGCTAGTATATCATATATCTTATTATGGTATTGAGCAACTACTTCATCATATACGTCCTCATCTTTATTTGCTTCCTGTCTATTATCAGGTCTTGTTGCCAGTCTCTGATTTAAAGCAAGAAGAGGTAATGTATATGACTTACCAACTTGATATATTAACCAGTCATCACTACTATAACATTCTGGTGGAACACTAACATCTCTTAGACTATTCTTCAATTTAAATGATCCATCTGGTTGAAGATGTAACTTCTTCAACTTCTCAACAAAGTGTCTGTTAATGAGAATACAAGCAGCAGACGAACTCTCACCAATCCTAGGTGATAAATGCATTCTTAGATAATCATTATGACAATAGTATAGTTGTACTATATCCCAATCATAGGGTAAGTTATCATATAAAGTCTTCCAATCAAATGGCCAATGCTCTATTAAATCCAATGCCAAATCATCCTGTATCAAAAGCATATTCTCTGATATACCAGAATCATACCAATCAATAAATGTCCAGAACTCATTCATTACAATTGATGCATCAGATGGAGCAAGAAGCATCAAGTCTAATTTTTTTCCCCACTCATTTATTTTACTAGTATGAAATCTATTAGCAGATACCCTAGTATAATCGGTGATACCCCACTTACTAAATTCATTCTCAAGGTGTGCCTTCCTCTCAGTTCTATGATCCATATTCAAATAAAATATGGGAGGCAACCCCTTCAGTTTATTATCAAAACTTGTCATGTTTAAATACACTCAAACCTGGTAAATAAGGATAGTCCTTGTAAGACCATTTCTTAGTTGGTTTTACCAATGCATCCTCAAATCTATCTATACCCTCCGCTGCTTTTTCTGGAGTCATATAATAATGATAACCTATAACATCTATATCCTGATCTCTCCAAGGTCTATAAAAATCTCTACCATCACATGACATCTTCTTTAGATAATAATGTGCTGTAGGATTATCAGTAAGAATCATACCACCACGTCCTAATGGTAAATGTTTTCTTTGCTGAAAACTTAAACAAAAATACGTACCAGGAACATAGGAATCCTTCTTCCATATCACAGCAGCATCAATTATATTTGTTCCAGTAATATAATAATAATCTTTCCATTCAAGATCTTCCCATTTCCATTTAATACCACCTATCTTCTTCATTATCAAAGGTACTGATAAGTAAGTATGAGTAGGGACTTTAACAGTATCATACTTCTCATATCTCATACACAATTCCATTGCATGAGTACATGAGTCCACTGCTATTGCATATGGAGCACCATAAAATTCTGCAAGTAAATCTTCAAAATCTTTTATTGCACAATCTCTGGCAACCTGATCATTCAGCGGAACTGTATAACTCATAGTCGGGAGCATAAAATTTATTAAAAGTATCCATGTCAGGTTCAATGTATGTGTGAAATACCTTCTTCGCTAACATAGTACAATTCGGCACAAAATATTTAGAGTCTCTTAAATGACCTATATCTAGTTCCTTATGTACTCTACCTGGTACACTTCTCAAATAATCATTAACCTTTTGATTTAAAAGATTATCCAATTTTAATAACTTGATAGTACCATTATAATCTGTACATAGTCTTAAAAACAAGTGCTGTGGTGCGGTATGCTCATCAAATACATACTTCTTATTTTTGACTTGTTTAATTACCCATTCAGTAGGTGCTTTATATCTACACATAAACTCATTAAGTCCAGAAATCCATCTACTAACAGGATCTCTAGACATTGAAAAAAATGTATACCCACTCTCAACTAAAAACTTTGCCATAGCATCATAATCATTCGCTTTAGGAAACTTCTCAAGAGGAATAAAACTCTCAGATTCCATTAGGAATGCTGATGTTATTGACGTACTACCACACTTATCAACATGCAAATAAACTAACTTACGTTTAACATCTAGATAGCAATTAATAAAACCATCTCTATGGATTGCCTGATCTGGCAATCCTTTATGTAATTTAAAAGTAAAGGTAGAACAGTACTCAGGATACTCATCAACCAGATAATCAATAACGGCTTTTCTTACCATTTAGGTACACCAGGCATCTTCTTAGCGTACTGAACAGTCTCTTGTATTATAGGAAGCATCTCCTTCTCTACTCTATCCACAACCTTATCAATAATATCTACATCCAAATCCATAAAAGGTGGGATGATGCCAAGGATACGTAATAAACCATCAACAAATAATGCAAGTGCTGTGAATCCAAGTATCATACTAATGATAGTAGCATCCCTGTTATGCTTACGCATAGACTCTTCATCTATACGTCTTGCTTCTTCAAGGGCAGCAGCAATCATTTCATCTACTTCTGCTTTAGTATAAAAATCTCCTAGTATTGGTATATCGTGTCTGTCGGGAGTCATAGTCCTCCTTAAAATATTCTTATGGGAGGATCTGTAGGGTGATACATTCCTTCCTGTTCCCAAGGGTCCATAGGTGGCATAATCATTGGATGTTGAGGAGGTACTAACTCTAGCACCACAGCATCCATGATACGATTAAAAGATCTTGACATCTGACGATACCCAGATCCAACATACATTTGTCCAGCAAAAACAGATACAGTCGCTGCACCCCAGAAAATATAATACCACCTAGATTTAACTTGATGTCTTTGCTTTTTTGTTAATTTGATTTTAGTCATGTGCTGTAATTTGCATAGTATATCTGTTGGTAGATCCAACATTGGCCGCAATGTGCGGAGTGTCACCCCTCCACATTATATATTCTCCCTTGGTCCAGTTCACTACAGGTTTTTTGTCAACTTCAAAGTAATGTCCTGATTCCCAATCATTAAGGAATATTAATATTCTACAGATTTTTTCTAATTTGTCAATATTATGCATTGATTTATAACGAGGATAGGTATCTCTATGCTCTGGCATAATAGTACCTGGTGGCATGTTGTAGATAGATAAACAAGCATCTTGTAAACTATACTTCTCAACAATATAATCCTTCACATCAAAACACCATTCAGGAACTCCTCTATACTCCTCTAGTAATAATCCTGTATAGTTAACATAAAGATGCCCTATGGACTTCCACTTCTCTACAGTCTTATCACATGGGAATTGTCTTCTCTCTGGATACTCAACCTCAGATGGATCACCCATTAAGTCTAAAGGTATATTCAAAAATTAAATCCCCCAAATTTATCTTTAAATTTAGTCTCAGGAGTATCCTCCTTATCATGCCCATTATCAACTACATCTTCTTGTGCCTTTTGTTCCACATCATATAATCTCATCTTAGCACGATCTATACCCACAATAAATCTCTTAAACATTGTAGGATCATTATATCTATTCTTCAACTGCTTTACCATTATCTGATTCATACCTTCCAACTCTTCTGTTGATATAAGCGCAAACATAAAATCAGCAGTAGCAGGAAGGCCAAAAGATTCAGAGGTGTCGGTAAGATCAACGTCACTAGAACCAAATCCGCTACGAGTAGTTTGAGTCGCTGAGATGATAGGAACATTCGATTCAACAGCGAGACCACGAAGTTCTTCCGCAATCGCTTTGATGTATGAATAGGAGTTGACTGTTGAGTTCCCACGGTAACGACTGGAAGCACAGATGTTTAAGTAATCTATGAATATTATATCAGGTCTAAATGACTTCTTCAAGGCAAGTTCATTAAGTAATGCTTTAAAATGTCCTGAGTGTGCAGACGCAGTGGGATACTCTTTAATAATAAGTTGCCCCTGTGTCTTACTCATAAGAGTATCAATCTTCCCTTGGAACATTGTCTTAGGAAGATCTGTTATATCCTGTATGTTGACATTAAGTAGATTAGCGTCAATCCTCTCCGCAATCTTTTCCTCTGCCATTTCCATCGTAATGTAGAGAACATTTTTTCCTTGGAACAGCACTGAGCTTGCCACATGACACATGAATAAAGATTTTCCAACACCTGTGCCAGCGAGAGCAATGTTGAGAGTCTTATTCGGTACTCCACCCTTTGTAATCTTGTTAAAATATTCAAGGTCGAATGGGATTTTTTCTTCCTTCTTATGGTAGTACTCATAGCGTTCATCAACATTACCGAAGTAATCGTGTCCTATATTATTATCGAAAGAAACAGCCAAAGCATCAGACAAGATACTAGGAATAGCATCCCTTCCCTTCTTGTCATCTTGTCCATCTGCTATACCAATTGATTCCATCAATGCTAAGTATATAGCACGTTCCCTACACCACTTCTCAGTAGAATCTAATAACCATTGATGATCTTGAGGACTCTTTTCAAGGTTACCAACTAAGATCTGAACATCTTTAAGAAGTTGTTCAGTAAGATCTTTACGATTTGATATCTCAATTAAGAGTGCTTCAATAGTTATCTGAGTATCATACTTAGATATAAATTGAACTACTTCTTCAAAGACTAATTTCTGCCCTTGCTCCTGAAAATAATCAGGTTCAATGAAGGGGATTACCTTCCTAGAATACTCCTCATCATGGACGAGATTCTGTAAAATAGTTACTTCTATAGTATCCATCACATACCATAACTAAATTCTTCTTTTGCTATAGCATCTAATTTTTGTAATATATCTTCTGTAAAATACTCCTCAGGATCTTTATAGATCGCTTTGGCATATACCTTCTTACCATTAATCTCATATCTACCTGCTACATTCTTCCACAGTCCTCCAATCTCACCTAGTTCAAGGAGACCATAGTAACGATCTAGACCACGTTCGTCATAGTAAAGTCGAATGGTTACTTCTTTATTTTCTTTGGAGAGTCTTGATTTATGTGTCTTAGCTTTAATAAGGTTTCCAACAACCTCGCTCTGATCCTTTTCCTTTTTTTTGCTGAGATAAATGATCGTAGACGAGGCGTATTTGAGACCAGAGCCTCCTCCCATTTCTTTAGTAGGGACGTAACTGCCGATAACATCGTAGGTATGGTTTGTAACTATAAGGGGTATGTTTGCTTGACCAAGTTTAAGTGTGAGCATACGGAATGCTCCCTTAACAAGTTGGGATTTGGTCATGTCCCTGACTTGCTTATCATCTAATGCATCTCTGATTTCTTTTTCAGTAGATAGCATACCTAAAGAATCTAACACAAACATACAAGGTTTGCGTTCCTCTTCAGATTTTTTTAAGTATATATCAACTGCCCTTAATGCCTTTGATCTAAACTCTTCAATGGTCACTACGTTGACCACTACAATCCTATTTAGGTCAATCCCACGAGATTCAAGTAGTCCTTTATTAACTGCGGCTTCAGTATCGAAATAGAGGCAATAACTATCAGGATTAGTATCGAGGAAGTTTTTAACCACAGCGAGCGAGAAAAAAGTTTTGCCAGTACTAGACTCACCAGCGATGGCAGTAATGCGATTCCGAGACGCACCGCCAAATACAGAACCTGAAAGAAGGCTATTAAAAATGAAACTACCTGTGTCAATATATTCTTCTTTGTCGTCGATATCTCTTCCGAGTTGGGTGTATTCGTCTCCAATTTCTTTAACGATCTCCTTTAGAAAATCCATAACTATTTAACCTCATCATGTGTATGATTGTCTAGTTTACCAGACAACCTATATGCTTCACTATTTCCACCGTGACCATGTGCAATACCTAGTTCATGCATTTTAGCATGTTCATCAATTTGATCTCTAAGTTCTTCTTTACCAGGACCGAAGGTAAGATAGATACCCCATCCAAGTAAAAATAAAAGAAGAGCAATGATAATGTAGACTAGAACCATAGTAGTAAACTTGATAGCGATATTATAGCACGTCCCAAAGCATATTACCAGCAATCGTTATTCTCTCCTCATCGCAATTATAATATGGATATACTTGATGACGTAGTGCTGAAGGGAAGACTAACATAGTTCCCTCCTTATCTTTATCTAGAAAAATTCCATGCTCTCCACCTTCTCCCAAAATATCACTATAAGAGAAACAAAAATCAGATGCTGCTGGTCCTCCTGAATGAGAACTAAAGGGAAGTTCATGTTGCTCTCTCCAATCAGTTGGTATCTTCATAAAGATAACAAAAGAAAGTATACCACTGTGACGATGAATAGGATTAAACTCAGTTTGATTCTGAAAATTAACCCACCAATATAAAGAGAACTTCAAATCAGTCTTTTGCTTGAAGGGAACCTCCCACCTTTTATCACCAGAAACAAATTCTCTTGTAAGTGGTTCTATAACTAAATTCTTAAAATAATCATCCTTATCTTTTAATACTAAACTCTTACTAATATTACCTGCTAAAAATTTATTGCAAGATACCTGATCGGTTTTTGCTTGCTCGATTCTTCCCCAAAGGTAATCCATAACCTCAGGGGTAAGATCTGTTGTAAAAATCGGAATGTTTGGTAAATCAAAAGCATTCCATTCAATACCATCCATTAGAAAACCATACCGTATTGCTCCCTAATAATTTTCTTATAGGGACCGCCTGGATTAAGATCTCTAGTCTCTTTTACAATCTTCAACTTTTGAAAAAGTGCCGTATCACCACCTAAGTGTAAAGCACTTATAATAGTAGACAACTCCTTATCATCGATAGGTAAATCCATTAGGTAAAAAACGCCTCCAGCGTTGCTGTTTTCTCTACATTCCAACCAATCGCATTAAGAATCGCTTTGAGAGGTTCTATAAAAGACTTCTCAAATTGTAAATCATAGTCCACGTAATTCTTCAATTCAAGTTCCTTAGGAAAATCTTGAATGAATGACATTACATTCTCGTGAATTGGATTGGGTAATTTTAAATAACAAAATTTAACTTTCTCACCGTTGCCGATGAGTGAGTACTTTTTATCTAACTTATGCTTCTTAACATAGTAGTTAAACAGTAAAGACCCCCGTATATGTATAGGAGTTCCCTTTGCATAGATAGAATTTACTGCACTATACTTCTCAACGTTACTTGCAGATCGTGGAAACGAAATATCTTCTGGTGGAAGTTTTTTAAATTCTGTCCGAGACTTCTCAATAAAATCTATCACATCATCTTCTGTTCCATTCATTATAAGTTTAAGTGCATCTTTAATTAATTGTCTGCATGGAGCAGGTGTTGAAGACTTCACTGCCTCAATACCCATCATCTTTAATTTAGGATCTTCATATCTAACTCCCTCACTATCCCACACATTTAGAATATATCTTTTCTTCGCAGTCCATATACCACGATCAGCAATATTCTCTCGCTTCATGATCATCTTCTGATCATAAGCACCTACGTAGTCGGCCAATTCTTGGTAAGAACTCTCAATATAAGGCTCAAGTTTAGTTTCACACACCTTGTCAAGGAACCCAACAACGACCTCATTAGTTTTCTCTCTGCCCTTGTATACAGTCTCAACCAAATCACCCATATTAAGATAAATGGAATCAGTATCTGAAGCAATAACATAATCTACATCCTCTGTTTTCAAAAGTTTATTCATATAGGCATTCATCTTATTCTCTATCCATCGAATAGAGACTTGTCCAGACAAAGTAATTGCCTCAGCATTTGCTAGTTTAAAATACCTGAAGTACTGATTGCCGATAGCACCATAAGCAGAATTAAGAGAGATCTTTTTCGCCATTTGTATGTTGTTGCATCTTGCAATTTCTTTTTCCAGTGCCTCAGTGGGGGTCTTCTCATACTTCTGCTTTGCCTCCAACATTTTCTTCTTGAAGATCACACGATCTCCATACATCTTATCCATGAGTTCTGGTAGGAACCCTCTCACATCCTTCCTGTACTG